CACTAACTGAAAGGTAATGTTATGAAACAATCTGACATAGGTTTTGTTAAAGCTATGGGACGCGAATTGATGGTTCATAGGGGGCTTAACTGCTATGATGCAGTAAGAGAAGCCTTCCGATTTGTAAATCACTTTGATGATGTCATGGCAAACATGGACAAAAAGAACTTTGATGTCAGAATGTCAGGCATGGAAAATAATTATGACAAAGCTGAAAATAGTTCTTGACATGTCAGCTTATACATGCTAAGTTAGTTGAGTAGTGTAGTAGACAGTACGTTATTATCAATCGTTATTAACCAAGGAGAAAGTAAAGATGTCGATTATTTCTGGTGAAGCTTATTGGGCGCATGTCATCACCCCCAATACTAAGTTCAACCCCGATGGCGAGTGGTCAGTAGAAGTTTGTAATCTTGATGATGCCAACCGCAAGATTGCAGAAGGTGATGGTCTTACCATCAAAAACAAGGGTGACGACAGAGGAGATTTTGTGACCCTGAAGCAGTATGCACGTTCAAAGGATGGTACGTTTCGACCCATGTCAGTAAAGGACTCGGAGCGTAATCCTTTCCCCTCCGATAAACGTGTAGGAAATGGCTCTAAAATTAATGCGAGTTATTTCCCCAAAGAGTATACCCAGTATGGTGGCGGTGTAAAAGGCTACCTGAATGGTATACAAGTAGTAGAGTTAGTAGAGTATAATACCGATGACTTTGACGTAGTACCAGGAGGGTATGTCAATCAAGAAGCAAGTGATATTCCTTTTGGTAATTAAGTAGAAAGGTAGGGAAGGGTAGTAGTTTTATTGCCCTTCCCTATATCTAATGAAATCCATAGACACCCTAGTACAAGACATCTATAATCTGTTTACCCTTGATCCTATTGATAAGGATGAGAAGGAAGTTGATGCTCTTATAGATCATTTTGGTGACATGATAAAGGTTCATATCAAAGAATTTTTATATCGTAAACCAAGACCAGATCATTTAAGACTGTCTGGCATAGGTAAACCAGACAGGCAATTATGGTATGATATGAATACCAAGACAGAAGAAGATAAGATAACTCCAAGTACCCGAATAAAATTTCTATATGGTTATATATTAGAAGAACTCCTGTTACTCTTTGCTTCCATATCAGGACACAAGGTAGAGGCACAACAAAAGGAAGTACAGTTAGAGGGTGTAAGGGGACATCAAGATGCCATGATAGATGGTGTCTTGGTAGATTGTAAGTCTGCCTCTGGAAGAGGATTTGAAAAGTTTAAGACAAATAATATTGTTAACGATGATCCTTTTGGTTATATAGCACAGATATCTGCTTATGCAGAGGCCAATGGTGTTGATAAAGCTGCCTTCCTTGCTATAGATAAATCAACGGGTAAGATTTGTCTGGCTCCTATTCATTCAATGGAAATGATAAATGCAGGAAACAGGATCAAGCAGCTTAAAAAGATTGTTGAACGAAACGATGTACCTGATAAGTGTTATCCCCCTGTTCCTGATGGTAAGTCTGGTAACTATAGGCTTTCTGTTGGTTGCATTTATTGTAGACATAAAAAGCTTTGTTGGTCTGATGCTAATCAAGGTAAAGGAATACGTGTGTTTCAGTATGCAAATGGTAAAAAATATCTGGTACAGGTTGGTAAAGAGCCAGAAGTGGAGGAACTGACTAACTGGTAATGCATTGGAAGTTTAAGGTTAAACCTGATACAGATAACAATTTTGGATTTGTATATATAATAACAAATAAGAAAACAAAGAAAGCTTATATTGGTTGTAAACAATATTGGCATTATACTAAAGGTAAGAAGAAGCGACAATCAAACTGGAAGGTTTACATGGGTTCAAGTAAATACCTTCTGGAAGATATACAAAAACTTGGTAAAAGAAATTTCAAGTTTGAGATAATCTCAGAGTTTAAAAATAAAAGAAGTCTGAGATACTATGAGTGTTACTATCAAATGAAGTATAATGTTTTGTCGTCTACCTTAGAAGGTACGAATGAACCTGCCTTCTATAATAACTATGTAGGTGGAAAGTTTTATAGACCAGTACAAGAATATATAGATGAGTAAGAATGAACTAGAACTTTTGGATGAATTATATGAGAAGACTAAGGAACATCCTGACAGGGCTTTGTTTCTGTCTGTTATCTTTCAGGCTCTTCTGGATGTAACAAAACCAAAACGAGACAAAGAAGTTACCAACATACAGATGTTAAGGGATCAGGCTTCTGCATGGTTTTTTGCATCTATAGGTGTCACATGTGAAAACTTTGAGTTTGTCTGTGAGTATGCAGGAGTTAAGCCTAAAGAAATGAGAAGGTTTGCTTTCCATGTTATCAACTCAGATAAAGGAGGCAAAATTAGAAATCGAATTATATCACTACTAGGATAGGAGAATAGTATGAATACAAAACATTTAAAAGAAGTGAAGATGTCCTATGGACAACACCTACTTTTTACCTTAACGATAGCTATGGAAGGTATCGTTATGTCGCATGTACTCTTAATACATGGACTAATTCCAATTTTTCTTGAGAAAAGATTTAGCAATTGGATAGGTAAATGTCATGCAAGAATCAAGGGATAAGTATATATTACGTAGACTAAAGGAAGAAGCTCCACTTGATAATCAAGTAGGAGGTAATCACTACAAAGATTGTAAGATTCAGCCTGTTGAGTACATCTATTCCAACGGGCTGGACTTTTTAGAAGGGAACATAGTCAAGTACGTAACCAGACATCGAACCAAGGGGGAAGGAAAGGAGGACATACACAAAGTAATACATTATGCACAGTTGATATTACAGTTGGTATACAAAGAAAATAAATAAAGGAAGGCAAGAAACTATGTTTAAGTCAAATCGGAACCCACAGTTTCGCTCCAAGTTTAGCGAAGATATATTCTATGTTAAGTATGCCCACAAGGATGCAGAAACCCTTAATGAGTTGGCCTGTACTCTGGTGGAAGATGTCTGTCAAACATGGCTAAGTAAAGATGAGAAGGAAGAATTAATAGATCATATTACTAATCTCAGATTCCTTCCAGGCGGAAGGTATTTATATTATGCTGGCAGAGATAAGAAGTTCTTTAACAATTGTTACCTCCTCAAAGCAGAGGAAGATACCAGAGAAGATTGGGCCAACCTCTCTTGGAAATCTGAGTCCTGTCTTATGACAGGTGGTGGTATTGGTTGTGACTACTCTGTCTATAGACCAGAGGGACAGACACTTAGAAGTACAGGAGGTATGAGTAGCGGTCCTATACCCAAGATGATGATGATCAACGAGATTGGTCGAAGGGTTATGCAAGGAGGTTCAAGGCGATCAGCAATATATGCAAGCCTTAACTGGGAACATGGAGATATAAATAAATTTTTAACCTCCAAGAACTGGAAGGATATGCCTGTTGGAAAGACAGGTCAGTCTATCTTTGATGTAAAGCAAGATGACTTTGACTTTCCTGCTCCTCTGGATATGACTAATATCAGTGTCAACTATGATACCAAGTGGTTACTAAACTTTTGGGAGACAGGAGAAGTAGGAGATGTATTTAAAGAGAATGTTAAGCAAGCTCTCAGTACTGCTGAACCTGGGTTTAGCTTTAACTTCTTTGAGAAGGAGAATGAGACATTACGCAATGCTTGTACAGAGGTTACAAGTCAGGATGATTCCGATGTATGTAATCTTTCCAGTCTTAATTTTGCTAGGATTGATGATCTTAACCAGTTGCAGAGTCTCGTATGTGTTGCCACAAAATTCCTTTTATGTGGGACTTTACGAGCGCAGCTTCCCTATGACAAAGTTAGACTTGTTAGGGAAAAGAACAGGCGTCTTGGGTTGGGACTCATGGGTTTACATGAATGGCTCATACAAAGAGGTCATAGATATGAGACTACTCCAGAGTTACATAGATGGCTCAAGGTTTATGAAGCGCAATCAGACAGAACTGCCAGAGAATTTGCAGAGAAGTTATCTATATCTACACCAGCAGCGATACGGGCCGTGGCTCCCACAGGAACCATTGGTATTCTTGCGGGAACCTCAACAGGAGTTGAACCCATCTTTGCAGTTGCCTACAAAAGACGCTACCTTAAAAACAAAAGATGGCATTACCAATATGTAGTGGACTCAGCCGCTCAAGAAATGATTGATATTTATAATATAAATCCAGACAAGATTGAGTCGGCTCTTGATCTCTCTCTGGACTATGAGCGTAGGCTTAGTTTCCAGGCTAACATACAAGAGTATGTAGATATGTCCATTAGCAGTACAATTAATCTTCCACAGTGGGGATCAGAGAATAACAACGAAGACTTGATAGAACCTTTTGCAGCAACATTGGCTAAGTATGCTCATAGGCTACGTGGTTTTACTTGTTTTCCTGATGGATGTAGAGGAGGACAGCCTCTAACACCTGTACCTTATGAGGAAGCCAAGAAGAAATTAGGAGAAGAGTTTGAAGATAACATCCAAACACATGATGTCTGTGAGATATCCAATTCAGGAGGAATTTGCGGTTCATAAAAAAGTACTTGACAACATTATATTATTCCTCTATACTAGAGAGAGGAGTAAATAATGATAAACTCAGATATTAATACGGTATATATAGGCTATGATGAGAGAGAGCAGGTTGCCTATGATGTTCTTAAATTTACTATCGACAGAATTACAACTAAACCTGTACGTATAGTTCCCTTAAAGAACGAAGTCCTAGAGCGAATGGGGATTTATTATAGGGAGTATGAAGAGGTAGATGGTCAACGGGTTGACAAGATAGATGGTAAACCTTTCTCTACTGACTTTAGCTTTACACGTTTCCTTGTACCCGCCCTGAATATGTATCAGGGATGGGCATTATACATGGATTGCGATATGTATATGCGTACTGACATTACAGAATTGTTTGAAGAACACAGTATGGATTACTATCCTCTCTATTGTGTGAAGCATGACTATAAACCAGAAGAAGAATATAAAATGGATGGTCAGGCACAGCAACAGTATGACCGAAAGAACTGGTCCAGTCTGATGCTCTTTAATTGTGGACACCCCTATCATAAGAACCTTACAGTCAAGGACGTTAATACCCGAACAGGTAATTGGCTCCATAGATTTCAATGGTTGCCCGATAAGGAATCAGATATCGGAACAATCAACGAGGAATGGAATTGGCTGGACGGACATTCAGATGAAAGCATCAAAGCCAAGAATGTACACTTCACAACTGGTGGACCCTGGTTTGAGAACTGGAAGTGCAAGCGAAGTATGGATGGTAAGTATGCTTCCGAATGGAATGCAGAATACAGCTACTTGGTAGGACATAAGTTGATAGAACCAATGTCATTGAAAATTGGTGGTACAGACTAATGTCCAAGATTAAATTTGTTACCTGTTTTAATGAAGACTATCTTCAGAAGATGTCTTCCCAACTTCTCAAGTCTATGCATAAATCTTGGGAAGATACCATAGAAATACATGCATACTACTATGATCTTAATTTAAAGAATTATTCTTTACCTAAAGCCAAGAATATCTTTTATCATAATCTGGAGGAAATAGAAGATTATAATAGTAGCATGGAACAACATGCTATTCACAATGGAACAGAGGGAGGTGCGCTGGAATATAACAGACTTATAGATGCAACAACCTTTATACCAAAGGTTATGGCACTGTCAGAATGTGCCTTTAATAATTCTGATTCATGGTTGTTCTGGATTGATGCTGATACAGTAAGTAAGAAGCGGATATTTGAGAAGGATATTGTCTCTCTTCTACCCGAACACCATGACAAGTGCGATATGATTTGTCTTAAAGATAAGGAGGAAAACTACAATCATTACCTGCAAGGCTACAATCTATCCAGACAGACTTGTGTAGACTTGCTAGGCGATCTAAGGGGAGCCTATCTATCAGGAGAGTTTTTAAATTATCGTGAGTGGTATGATGGTTTTATTATAAACCGACTGCTTACAATTTATACGGCACATGGAATGAGGGTCCATGATATTTCTCTGGAAAACTCTAACATAGGTAGTCTCTTCTTACATCTTCAGGGTAGTACCAACGTGGCTATCAGAGATGAAGAAGGAGAACGTGTCTTCAAACTATCCAGTGAGGAGACTTCACCTGATATTCTTCCTGCCAGATATAAGCAGCTTGCTGATATAATACGTTTTTATAAACCAGAGGTTATACTAGAGACAGGCACATGGAATGGAGGAAGAGCCATAGAGATGTCTCTTGCTGCCTTTGAGCATACAGATAAGGTTCACTACATAGGATATGATTTATTTGAAGATGCTACACTGGAGACAGATGAAGAAGAGTTTAATGTAAAGCCTCACAATACATATGCTGCTGTTGAAAAGAGACTAAATGAATTTCAGGCACATATGCTGACACAGAAGAAGAAGAACTTCAGCTTTGAATTGTATAAGGGGAATGTACGCGATACCCTCAAGGCAATGTATATTGATGAAGTTGATATGGCTCTGATTGGTAGTGGCAACAGTGAGAAGACAGTACAGTATGAGTATAATATATTAAAGACTGTTCCTGTTGTTGTCATGGATCACTACTTCACAGAGGATGATGACAAAAACCTACCACCTGAACAATATCATGGATCAAAGATTGTCTTTGATAAAGTACCTACCAAGAAGGTAGATGCACAAGAGACAACCAAGGATGGCTGGACAAATTTTGATGAGAAGTCTACAACAAGGAAGTATGTTTTACCTTCAGGCGATCATGTTGTAGGGGGAGGACATACCCATCTATGTCTATTCCTGCATGATGAAAAGGTAGAGGACTGTCCTGATGAACTCAAACGAGTTCCCATTGTTGTTCATCCCAGGGATTGCGTATCAAAAGATTATATATCAGGCAATATTCAGAAGAATATGAAACTTCTTCCTGAGAAGAACTGGGTAGCCAAACATCCTGTTCATAGGGAAACAGGGATACTGGTATCTGCTGGTCCCTACATAGACTATAAGGAACTCAAGCAGACTATACAGGATAACAAGGGATGTAAGATAGTATGTGTCAAGCACTCCTATCCTATGCTTCTGGAGAATGGCATCAAGCCTTGGGCCTGTGTTATTCTTGATCCTCGTCCTATAAGTGGTGTTTCCACACATGGTATTGTACGTAAGGAACTGTTTAAGAATCTGGATAAGGATACTAAATTCATGGTAGCATCCATGACTGATCCTTCTGTTACAGAATATCTTATCGAACAGAAGTGTGATATATGGGGATGGCACGCCTTCACAGATTCTCTCAGAGAGGAAGACCAACAGGGTAAGCAGATCAAGAACCAACAGGTCAAGTTAAATGAAGAACTAGGCATACCCAAGGGGGCTACCCTGATTACAGGTGGTACATGTGCTGCCATGAGAAGTATCGGGATGCTTCATACAATGGGATTCAGGGATGTTCATCTATTTGGTTTTGATTGCTGCATGGAGGAACCAACCAAGGAACAGAAGACAGAAACAACAGGAGATATAGAAGGAGGAGAAGCACCCCGTCCCAAGTATTTCCAAGTAACAGTAGATAATAATACCTACTGGACTACAGGAGAGCTTCTGGCTATGGGTCAGGACTGCGAGAAGGTATTCGCAGATGACGGGCTGGAAGGAGTGCTAACCTTTCATGGAGAGAATACAATGGTTGCAGACTTATGGAAATTAAATCAGGCCAAGGAAACACGTAAATCTTTTGGTGGTTATTATGGTTAGCCTATCAGAAGCTAATCCATTTTATAACAGGTATAATCCTTCTCCAGAATATAAGAAACTTCTGGATGAATATGGTAAGATGCATAAGTCTTCTGCCAATATGTTTAATGGAAGGAGTCTTATTAAATTTGTAGATATAATTAAAACTTATCTACATAAGAATGACTGTACGTCCTTTCTGGATTATGGTTGTGGTAAGGGCTACCTCTATACAGGAGAGTTTGATAAGGTATCAGGAAGCAAGGAGATTGGAAAGCCCCTCCCTGAGTATTGGGATATAGAAAAATACTGTCTGTATGATCCTGGTCATAAGGAACATGAGAGACTGCCTACAGCAAAGTATGATGCTGTTATATCAACAGACGTTCTGGAGCATATCCCAACCAGTGACATGCGTTGGGTTGTTCAAGAGATATTCAGGTATGCAAGAAAGATGGTGTTCCTCAACATAGCTTGTATGCCAGCACTGAAGAAGCTAAAGGATGGGCGCAATGCACACATCTCTCTACACTCTCCCTATGCTTGGTGTCAATTTCTGGCTGAAATATCAGAGACTTATCCTGACTTGATTATCTATGGATTCTTTGATGAGATCATGGAAGATGGTGTCTTTGAAACAAAGGGATACAAGATAGTCAGACGTCCTAATATTATTCCTCTTACCATGAGGGATAAGGAAGAGAAGAAAACTTTAGTGGGTGAAGAAGAAGAACCAAAAGTACAAAGATGGGATTAAAGGAGATATACAATGGTATTAGGAATAGCTGATTCGATCATAGGTGTAGCAGGGAAAGTCCTTGATAAGTTCGTAGAAGATAAAGACCTGAAGACCAAGTTAGACTTTGAGTTACGTAAGGCATATGCTGATGCTAACCTTGCTCAGATAGATGTCAATAAAGAACAAGCCAAACATCCCAGCCTGTTTGTTGCAGGAGCTAGGCCCAGCATCATGTGGATTTGTGCCTTTGGTCTGGGATGGCAGTTTGTTTTTCAACCAATAGCCTTATGGTATCTGGCTATATCAGGTACTGTAATGACTTTGCCTATGATACCTGCTGAAGGATTGATGTCTCTGACACTGGCACTTCTTGGATTGGGTGGTATGCGTACCTTTGAGAAGAAGACAGGCGTACATAGGAATAATATGAAGCATCGCTAATGGCTCTTAACGAGAAACAAGAGAAGTTTGCACAGTCCTATATCCTACATAGGAATGCAACTGAAGCTGCCAAAGCTGCTGGTTATGCTGCTGGCTCTGCTAACAACCAGGGCTACAGACTTCTTCAGATGGAGGAGATTGTTGAGAGAATAAGCGAACTTGAGAATGAACTTGAAACAACTGTTGATGTTATAGATGAGATTGAAAAGCAGTATACCTATGCAAAAGCTAATGGACATACCAACAGTGCAATCAAGGCTCTTGAACTACTGTCCAGAGTGCGCGGAGCCAATTCAGATATAACCTCAAATATGGATGAAGAAACACTAGAGAGCGGTATAGTTCAGTGTCTTAATATTCTGGGAGAAAAAAAGGTAAACACATTGCTATCGAAGTGTGATTTTATAGTAATAGAAGAAGAAGAATGATATACATCAGCCCACCCTTTGGAAATTATATATCCTTAAAAGGATGTACAAGTATTCTTGGAACCTATACCTATTTTCGTAGGAAGGGTCTTATTAAACAGATCATTAAAACATTAAGACCTGTCGGAGGAGGATGGCGTAACAGTATTGGTCTGAGAAACAAGGGTATTATAAACATAACCGCCTATGATCCTGATAAAGTTTATTCTGTATGTGCCTTAAAGAATACACCCAACAGACATGACCTGCCTCCCCATATGAGCAGGTATCTTTGGGATAGTATACTAGACGCTGTTCCTTCTTATGTACCTATTGAATTAAATATTGGTTGTCCAAATGTAACAGACATGGCAGAGATTAGTGAGTTTCAGTTAGACAACTACATAAAAAAGTTTAAGAATCTTACTGTTAAAGTCCCACCTACTGTGATGCCTCAGTACATAGATGAGCTATATCATATGGGCATTAAGAGATTTCATCTGAGTAATACACTTCCTGTCCAGCAATACAGAGACAGTGGGATCATACGCTATGGTGTTAGCGGCTATCCTCTGAAGGAAAAGAACCTGCTTTTAATAGAGGGGATCAGAAGATTAGATATGAAGGGAGTGTCTATTATAGCAGGAGGTGGTATCTATACACCAGAGGATGTACAAGATTACCATGATGTAGGAGCCACAGATTATAGTCTGAGTACTATATTCTTCACACCTTGGCGTGTACCAAAGGTGATTAAAGCTATCCAATCAGTTAAGTCTTCCAGATGGGGCTACCCTACGACCTATATGGAGTGAGATACCCCCTCAGTGACGAGCTATGGGCCTCCTAGACCCCTTCTAGGAGTAGTAGGGGGTAGTAATTTCTCCCTCTTCATGGGACACACTGTGGACATCATCAGGAAATTCATTTACCAGCATATCTTCTACCCCTAGTTTAAGGGTGAAGACACTGGCAGCACATCCAGCACAGGAACCAGAGAGCTTTACATGTACGTTCTTGGTATCTGCATCATAGGAGAGTAGCTGTATCTGTCCACCATGCATGGCAATAGCAGGAGCTACCTGATCAGCCAGAGCATCTTCTATCTTGGCAAAGACAGTCACTTAACATGTCCATTATAAAGTTTATTGGTTATTTTCTTTACCTGTTCTTCCAGTGTTTTAATCTTCAGGTCTTGTCGTACATCAGAAGGAAGACTACCACTACCCCACTTACCAGCAGGCCATAGTTCTACAAACTCAGAGTTCTTCTCTACGTCCTTGGCTATCATTTGAATTTGAAAGTCATTGTGTTGTACGTTGG